TTCACCGTAATTCACCGTAATCGGGTTTTAGTCATGTTTTTGGTGATGTCTGCGATCATTGGGGTGAGAGGCTTTAATCGTTGGAATGCCGCCACTTTGCGGCTTCATATGTGGAGCGGGCGACGGGAATCGAACCCGCGTAATCAGTTTGGAAGACTGATTACAATATCACGTCAGCGTCTCTAAAATATACTCAAATCTTCACAGGTAGTGACTAAGTAGGGACTATTTATTTACCCCACTTACGTTCGAGCGCTCGCAGTACGTGTATGGGTGCCCCGTATCGGATGGTGCGGATGTCTGCGCGGATTTCCTTGTGTTGTGCTTCGAGAAGCTCGCGCTCTCCTCTGCTGAGGTTTGGGTTTGCGAGAGCGTCGAGGATAGCGTCTTTGCGTTTCTCCATAATCGTGCGGGTGTGCTGGTTGCGTTCCTGGTCCGTATTCCCATGCTGCTCGGCCTGCACCTTTGGGCGGGTGGTCACATCATCGTAATCATCGAAATCTTGCATACACTTCATGATATAGATTTGCACTGAAGAGTTAAGGAACTCTGTTGTTCAAAAGTTGGTAATAGGTGAGTGGATGCAAGCTTATAATTTGGCACCGTAAATTTCTTGCGGAATAGCATTCGTTGCACTTATCGTAACTTTGATCGCATATCTAAGCCAAAGAAGACCACGAATAGTCTTTTATTGCGAGTTCGCTACGACTATAGAGGATGACGGGACTCCTGCAGGGCAGGAAGCGTTCAAAGAAATCTTGGTGGCGAAGAACATAGGGAAAACGCCTGCGATGAACGTGCACATCTCTTTTGTTGACAAGTCGCCCGTATCCGGCGACACCTTGGCCACGGGGGATCGCTGTTCAGTGCTTATGCCCAACGCAACTCATGACGTCTATGCACTACGACGAAGGAAGTATCTCCCATATGATGGCAATGACCCAGTAACTTTGCACGTGGAGTATGAGGACATTTCACTTCCTAGAATGTTCAACTGCAGAAAGCACCATCTACACAAGGAAACTCAACAAGTGTCATGGAAAGATGGTCAATCCAGATTTGTCACAGGTGGGTTTTCAGAGAACTTGGAGACAGGAACGATCTCAACCCCTGATAGGCAAAACTAAAAACGGGGCCACAACGCCGATGGCTTGAAAACGCAGAAAGGCCCCGCCCTCGGCGTGATGCCGGGAGCGGGGCCAGTGGTTGTGGTGTGGTTTAGCGTTTGCCGTAGGTGGTGCGGTTGGCGGGTGGTGTGGCTTGCAGGGCTCGCACGATCCAGGGGGCGTCAGATTTGGATACCTGTGTTTTGATGCCCGGGTAGCACTGACGCACCATGTCCACGGCGGGCGGGGTCTCCACCCTGGTGAACGCGGCTGGTGATGCGGGCTGCCAGAGCACGATGTCTCCCGCCACGTATCCCGCGTGGTTGTCCTTGATGTCGATGAGCAATGCCATATCGTCTCCAATGTTCTGTGCCGTCGCCGTGATACGCACGGTGACGGGCGTGTACCGCAGGTAGCAGTCCCACGGATAGTTGTAGTAGTTGCGGATGTTGGTTTCGTACCCGGTCTGGTCGCCGCCCGAACCGTAGGCGGTCCGGTGTTCGCTGCTCGACGCCTGGGCCAGTTTCCCGCCCCCGAGGTACACGGCGACGTGGTGCACGTCGTTCAGCAGGATGTCGCCCGCCCGGGGGTTGCCGTCGGCGGGGATGCGCTGCCAGCCGCGGGCGGTGAGCTGGACGCTCATATTGCCCGTATAGGTGGATGATCCGGTGTCGAACCCGGCCTCCTTGAGGCAGTGGATCACGAGACTGGAACAGTCGCAGTTGCCGCCCGGACGGATGTCCCACCGGTCGTCCTGCGAGTATCCCAGGCTCACGTCGCGACACCAGTAGACCATCCGGTTAACGAGCGTGTTCAGATCACCGGCCATGTCAGGCCGCCTGTGTGCCCGTGTTGGACACGGCCAGCCGTTCCGCGGCCGCCAGCTCGTCACCGCTCACCTCGGGCACGACCGACGTGTCGGCCACGGCCACGTCGGGTTTCGCGACGGCCGCCACCGTAGGCGGATTCGACTCCGCGGCCACGGCGGGTGCGGCGGTCGTGGTGTCTGCGACCTGCTTGGCGGTGTTGGACGCGGCGACCAGGCCGAACGCCCCGGTCAACGTCACCCACCCCGCCGTCGCCGCACCATACCAGGCCGGTGCGCTCGCACCGAGATAACCCAGCACCGACAGGTACACCGCCGAAGCGACACCCACCAGCACCACCACCACGTAGATCGCCTGACGAGCCCACGCGGGCAGCAGATTGAACACCTCCTGAGGCGTATCGACCACATCGTTCGCATTCGAATTAGACATTAGTTCTCCTTAAATTGGGGCATAAAAAATGCCCCCAGCGGATAGCTCGGGGCACAAGATCTAGTGTTGTTTGTCTTTTGAAATTGAAAGGGTGATAATTAGCGATAGCAGCGGCGGCTTGCCCGCGATTTACCTGGAAGAAGTGTAGAAGTGGATAGCTTCGAAAGCATAAAAACAATAGTGGAATCATTCAAACTAGAGCCGAGGACTGGTGCGGTCCTTATTGCTATGTTCGCTATCGGAACTGCAATCTGTTTGGTCTTGAAATACCTTATTTCTAGCAGGCGGGACTTGCTACAGCTACTACCCCAGTCGCGCCTTAATCAACAAGTTCAAGAGGCAAGTGAAAGAACATCAGATAGTAAATCTCCATATGAGAAATTCGCTTACCACAGAGAAGAGCAACTCGCGAGGCGCAAACGGACTCTAGTATTACTCGAGAGACAATTTCTATCCTATGCCAAAATGCGTACGAAGTCGGGCAGCAAATCGCGCTCTAAGGTTTTTGAGCATCGTGGTTCTGCGCTTTTCTGGATTTCCTTGACTTTCACCGCGTTGGGCATCACTGCGCTATTGATTTACTTGCTGGGCATCGGTTTGTTAGTGGTGAAAGCGAACGTTTCCGGCAATGTATTCATGTTAATCGGAGTCTTGTTGTCCATACTAACCGCTTTCATTTATGTCACGGTTGACTCACTCTGGAATAGATCGATATCAAGATCAGCTTTCCAGTGCTTTTTCGCCAATTCATACAATGAGCAAACAATCACTATTTTCAGTCAACAGGTGGACGACGACGACCTTACGGAGCAACTGGACAGCGAGAAAATCTTTTACCAGTTAACCCAGTCGATGGAAGACTATGCACGAACAGCTAAGCATCACAAGTTCTTACCTATATCGAGTGGTGTGGTCTTGGGGTTGCCCATACCGCTGCTAATCTGCTGTACCTTTTTATATAGCATCAATCAACCAACATTGGGTGGAATAATCGAATTGGTTGCATTCTTGTCAGTGTCAGTGGGTGCGATATTGACTGTATTATTCGTAAATAATCTTTTGAAGTATCCTCCACATAATCTGAAGAATGTTTAGTCTGCACGGCCAGTAGATGAAAACACAAACACTTCTCCGCACCTCGAATCGGAGAATTCCAACTGAATACAGTCAGACACATGGAGCAACTATTCTCAATAAACTATAACAATGCCCCAGTGTCAGACGCCCCAAGAGATCAAAGGAGTCTGGTTATCTAACGAATTTGGGGAAGTCACCGCGCATTGATGCAGGTAGGCTGGGCTTGGGGTGGGTCCTCACATAGGCGAGTCCCTCCTCCTGGCACAGGCCGTCCATCCAGTGGTAAAGACCACGGATGTACCGAGTGCGTTCCAGATCCTTGTCCTCATAGGCGTGCAGGGTGCGGCTATATGGGTTATGCGTGCAGTAACAGAGCGATGAGATAACCGCCGACACCACTGCCGACCGCGCCGAGAAGCGCCCCTGTGAGCGGGTTCATGTGTCTGCAGACCCAGCGCCAAACTTTGAGACGCTTCACATGCGGCACCTCAAGATTGTTGATGGACCTGCGCAGCCCCGAAACCTCGGAACCCAGATCCTTCACTCCCGACGAGAGCCCGTCGACCTTGGCGTCCAACACGTCCACCTTCTGTGAGAGGTTCTTCACTTCGGCGCTCTGACGCATGGACTCCCCCTCAATGACGCGTACACGGCTCTCATGATCATCGGTCTTATGGAACAGAGTCTCGTTCTGTTCGACCAGTCGACCGACACTCTGATACAGTCCAGGCCAGTCAAGCTGAGAATCAGACATGGAAGCTCCTCCCCCTGCGTTCCACGTTCAGAGTTCCGCTTTCCAGAAGAACTTGACTGCCTGACGTCCCGTGTAGTTCTGGTTGCGTAGATCGACTTCACGAACGGTGAATGATGTCGCGTCCATGCCGAACAGCACGGGATACCAGAAGCGACGGTTGTCGTCATCGATGGTCGCGGCCTGCAGGAAGACGGTACCGGGTTTCCACGGGACACTGATTTTCACTGCGCCATTGGTGTCGGTGGTTCCGTCGTAGAACCCTGAGACGCTGGTGGCGGTCCAGGCTCCGTTGACACGTCGGTATTCGGTGCCGTCGAGCAGTCTGGCGCGGTATCCGTCCGGGGCGTTCCATGAGTTCATGTCATCGGCAACCCTGAATTGCATCAGCCCGCCTGCAGATACCGTGTACGGGTATCGCTGGGTGATGGTGACGCCGCTGGAACTGGTGGATGTGGCGGTGCTGGGGATCGTGACGTCCGCCAGTCGCATCGCCCCAGAAGGGACGGCTGGGGGTGTCGAGCTGGTCGATGGCGTGCCGGTGACCTTGCCGAATATTGGGCCGTCGGCACTGTCCGAGATGGGGCTGGCGGTCTCCTGCTGTTTGACGTAGATGGCGTCGATCCTGCTGTTTGCCGTGGGTGCGGCATCGAGTTTGACCTGTACCACGCCGTCGTTGTACAGCTTGACCGGCCCCTGCCGGTCGAGGGTCGCGGCGAACGCGGCCACGTCGACCTGCATGTCGCTACGGGCGGTGACCAATCCGCTCAGGCTCTTGCCGGTGACGGCGACACCGGTCTTGATGTTGCCGTCCCTGTCCAACGCGGTGTCCACCCGCAGCGCGGCGCGAATGTCGAACTGGTCCGCGGCGTTGCTGACGGCGGGCCATCCATCCCTGAGACTCATGATTGCTCCTTCTGTTCCAATGCCGCGATGCGGCGTTCCATGTCCTCGCACCTGTGGTGCGCGAGCCCCGCCAGGTGCATGGCGGCGACCGACAGCATCGTGTAGTCGATGCCCACGGGTTCGGCCGTCGTGTCGTCGTACACCACGAAGATGCCCAGCCCGGCGTCATCGAGTTCCTCGGCTATCATGCCGATCCTGGGGAGCGCGGAGTCGCTGTTCTCGTTGACGTCCTGGATGTACCGGTACCCCACCCAATCCACGGACAGGAGCTGTTCAAGGCTGATGTCTGGCACATGGAAGTCGGTCTTGACCTTCCGGCTCGACTGGCTGGTGCCCAGCGTGCCGTCCGACAGCACCCATGCGGCCCTGTAGGGGCCGGACGCGAACATGTTGTTGTACCCGTTGGTCGTGCCCGTCCCCCCGTGGGCCGGGTCGAGCACGCCGATGGTGGCCTGTTTGCCCGACAACCCGGTATCCACGTACCCTTGCGCCGCGGCGAGTGTGGCCTGGTCCTTCGAATCGATCTGCGCGGTGGTGTACGACCTCGCCTGTATCGCGGCGTCGACCCTGCTGTCGAGATTGTCGACCAGTTCCAGCATGCGTTCCACCGTGCGGCTGAACTGCGAATCGGTGGGCGTGCGCAGGTTCCTGATATCCGCCCTGATCCTGTCCAGCTGCGCTTGGAAGCCCTTCATGTCGGACGCATACACCTGTGGGTCAGCCATACACCGCTCCCGTCTTGACCGTGATCTTGTCGTCGCTGCTGCTGCCCGCCAGGGTCATGATCCTCAGGTCATGCCAACCGTCCGGGATGAACGGGTCATGCTTCGTGCGGATGCTGCACGGATACCCGGCATCCCAGTCCGAGCCCAGTGTCGCGTCGCGTCGGACATCGAACGACCAGGACTGGCGTGGCTGGGTGCTGGTGCGGATCGTCTCGTTCGCATGCCTGATCGCGGTCGCAGCGTCCACGACCGTGGTCGACAGGCTCTCCACCCGCTCCAGCATGGGATACCCCTTGGCAGCCATACTGGCGTCCGCCGCCCGTTCGATGATCGCGGTGTCCGAACTCGCGCCGCCCGTCTCCCATACCTGGCTTGCCATGTCGGAACCGTCAACCTCGACCTTGAGTCCGGTGATCGGGCTTTTCGGCACGCTCATATCCCAACGTTTCACACTGTCCGATGTCAACCGCGGGTGGCCGCACGACATCAGCCACTCGTATCCCAGACCGTCCGCGGTACGCCTCGGCTGGAATCGGATATCAACCCCCTGCTGCACGCCGGTAATATCGGACATCAGGTCACCGATGAGCTTCGTCTCCGCACCCTTGATGTTGCGTTGGAACACTCCGGGCACGTCATCGCCATACGCTATCGGTATCCGCGACGCCTCGGGCATCCACGCATTGGCCTGCATGACCCACCGTTTCACGATGTTCTCATAGCTCGTGTTCACGATGTTCGTGTCGAACGCGGTGTTCGCGCTGCCGTCAGCGTTGGTGAGCCTGTCCGACGCCTGCATCACCGGCAACAGGACACGATGATCGAAATACGACCACAGGCCCTTGCCCGTGATCTGCACCGTCCCCTCATCCCTGTCGTATGCCACATTCCAGATGGGGCCTCCCACGCACAGGTTGCCGTCCTCGATGATCAGGCACGATTTGGCGACACTCGCCGCGTTCGCCAACCCCAGCCTGCGGATACGCCGGTCGTTGACATCCACCGTGCAGGACACGTCCTCGGCACCGTTGAACTCGCTCGTCCACGACGCCTGCAGGAACGGCACATCAAGAATCCTGCGCCCGGTAGGGAAATCACATATACGCACCCTCATAACAACCCCATTTCCTAGAAATACGCCGGAGAACCCGACAACACCAGCAACGGCGAACCCTGCACGCCACCAAGCGACGTGAACTGCACCGTGCACGTCTCCCCCGGGCCGACCTGCCACCAATCGTCATCGGTGAGATACCCGGAAACCGGGCTCACACCATTGAGCAACGCACTGCCATCAGAGGAATCCAACAACACGTAATCATCCGACGCGACCGGGCGACGGAACGTCAACACATCCCCCGTCTCCACACACCGCAAGGAAAACCCGTCAGGCAAACCACCCGAAACCCTGAACCGGACAGATGCCGGAGCCGTGCCCTCATTCGTGAAACGAGCCCGCCCATCAATACCAGCAGCACCGAAACCCACAGGGAAACCAACAGGGAACGCCACACCACCACCAGGAGCAGGCAACCCCGTCGAAACACTCGACTCCACCCCATACGCCAACGGGTCAGGAGCCAACAAATCAATAGTGATACCCTGTAACCGCTTCATTCCTCTATGAGAGGGGACATCAATCTTTCGAATACTGACTAATCTTGTTGTCAGGTAGTTTCCATCATCAAAAGTGCAAGTGATGAGCTCTGTTGAACTGGCTAACCCTGTCAAAGCAATGATTGCCTCATCCAGGTCAGCAATGGAATCGCCCATATACGCCAAGGTCACTGTAAACGATGCAGATTGACGCCAATCAGTTCCAGTGTCGAAAGCCCCGTGAGACTGAGGCCGTTCATACACATCAGATTTCGACGAAGGCAAGCTCATCCAGTCGCTGATATCCTGCAACCCCCAGCCATGGCCAGTTCTCGTTACATAGGCACCCCCATCTGCGATTATTGCTCCTATGGTAAATGTTACTTTCATCGAGCGCCTCCAGAGGATTGCTTAGCTATCTCTCTTGCAAACTCATTAGCCAATAGTTTTGTATTCGTTTCAGGAATTTGGAACGTGTTGTAATAGGTGTTTGAAACCGGCTGCGACTGAATAATCTTCTCATTTTCGAGACGACCGGTGCGGTTCGCTCTGTCCAGGTTCTGCAACCCGATCTTCCTTGCCGCTGCAGCGCGGATGACGTATTCTCCATCCGAGAGCCATGTCATGATGGAATCGGAAGTTGAAGTCCCGGGGCCAGATACATACCCCGATGGCCCACCTGACGCCAAACGCTGCACAATTCCACCATTCGCACGATGCACCTCTCCCCCGTGTGACAAACCCCAGTAGGATGTCATCGTGCTGCCAATACTCCCAAAGAAGTTCTTGATGTTCGTCCAACCGCTACCGGCTTGTTCGGCGAAGAAGTTAGTCTTATGCTCTTCAGGCACGGACCTAATACTCCCGCTTGCCTCACTGGCCTTATTTTTCACATCAGAATTATCGGCGTTTAGTGACGCATTAGCTTTAGAACCATCAAAATGACGTAACGACGTCGTCGCTTCAGCTGTTTTCTTCTGTGCATCCGTATTGTCAGCGGTTAGCAGGGTCTGTACTTTTCCTGGCAGGCTGTTCATGTTCAGGTGCAGGTTGTTGATGTCCCCATTGGCCTGGTTGGTCAATGCGTTCATCACGGTGCTTTTCTGTGCTGGAGTCAATCCCAAGGTGTTGAGGTATGCTTCCACCTCGCCTTTGGTCAGTGTGGAATTCTCCGTGAACGTTGTCCCAACATTCGCGGGAATAAGGCCCAGCGAGTCGGCGTACTGCGCCGCCGCTTGGGAGCTCATGCCTTGCTGCTCGAGCGTTGAAATGAGCGAATCCCGCATCTGCTGGACACTATTCTTGGCACCCTGTACGGCGGTAGTCATATCGCCGCTGGTTTTGCCATACTCCAACTGTGCCTGCACGTTCTGCCATAATGCATCGGTGGCTGAACTCACAGCTTGCTGGGAAGCAGTGGTGAGCTGCCCGTTGTTCGCAAGATCATCACCATTGGCTTTCAATGTAGTAGACAATTCGCTGAACGCCGATTGCACACTACTTGTACCGTTGCTGATAGCATCCTGCGTCTGCGAATACTTGATCATCTGGTCAATAGTGTCCTTGTATGCATCACGCAAACCATTGACCTCATCTCTTACGACTTTCGCGGCTGAACCGGAGGTAGTCATTTGGTTCCACAGGTTGCCGGTCTTGTCATTAAGAGTCTGCATGGCAGAACTATTGCCCGATATCGCCTGTTGCACAGTATCAAAACTGATTCCGGCATTTCTGACTGCTTGAGCCAAAGTACCGTCCGTAAACGCGCTTTGCCCTGAATTGAATTTATCCCAGAACCCAAGTTTCCCTTCGCTTCCAGACTTCAATTTGGCGAAGAAATCAGCTGTCGCACTGCCTCCTTCCTTGATTGTCGCAGTGTAATCTTCAATAGTGCTACCTGACTTTTCCGCGTCATCGGCTATTCCTGCTAACACTAGAGAAATACCGATACCGGCTGCCCCAAAGGCTACGCTTGCGGGACTGATGCCCCCTAATGCGGATGACAGTCCACCTGTTTTCTTGACCGCTCCGGCTGCTTTAGTGTCAAGGGTTTCCACGCTCTTGGCCGCATTGCCAATCTTCGGCGCTGCGCTTGATGCGTTACTTCCAGCATCCTCGAGTGATTCGGCTATGGACGTTATGGAACTGGATTTCGAGATTTGCCCCGACACCAGTCCGCCAATGGCGCTGCCTACGGATCCGATGCCCTTCACCAATCCAGCCGAGGCTTTCACCACCATGCCGATCGGTGAGAGCACCATGCTGGCCTGCCTGCCGAATAGAGCGAAACCGAGCACGGCGGACTGCACTCCCGTAGGGAGTTCCCCGAACAGGTCGATCAGTTTCGCGATGGCCGGGAGCACGGGCTGCACGGTGTCCAATGCCTGCGCGAACCCGTTCAGCCCCCGGTTCAACGTGGTGAACGAGCTGCCGGCACCGGTCACTTTGGATTTGAGCGGGCTTAACGCGTCACCGATGCTGTTCAATCCCTCATGGATGCCTGAGAAGGATTCCTCCAACCGGCGCATGGTGGAGTCGTCGACGTTGAAGGCCTTCTTGAACGCGCCTTTGAAGTCCTTCTTCTCAATGAGTCCAGAGACCGAATCCCATGTGGTTTTGAACCAGTTGGTGAAATCACCGAGCTTGTCAGATGCAAAATTGATCGCACCTGTCAGCTGTGGTTTCATCGTGTCCAGGAAAGTGCTGCCGAACTTCTCGACGGCGGCCTCCCAGTTGCCCATCGCGCCTTCGAACGTGCTGCTGTCGGCCGCCGCCTTCTTCGCGACGTCCGTCATACCCAGATCCATGAGCGCCTTGTTGAACTCGTCGGCGCTGACCTGCCCCTTCTCCAACGCGTCGGAGAAGTTCCCGGTGAAGGCCTTGTTCTTCTTCAGAGCATCCTGGATCTTTCCTGATGCGCCAGGAATAGCGTCGGCCATCTGATTCCAGTTTTCGGTGGTGAGCTTTCCGGCCCCTGCGGTCTGGGTGAGAACCATAGTGACACTTTTGAATGTGTCTGCGTTGCCTCCCGCCACCGCGTTCAGGTTTCCTGCGGCTTCCACGAGATTCGCATAATCCTTGACGCCGTTTGAAGCCAGCTGGGCAGTCGCCGAACGTATATCACCAAGATCGTAAACAGTCCGGTCGGCATAGTCTTGGGTCTGATCCACCAGCTTGGCAATGGTGTTCGTATCTATGTCCGCGAAATTGAGTGTGGACTTGAACTTCTGGGTCGAGTCGGACGCATCCATGGCACCAGAGATCATGCCCGAGAACAATCCCATGATCCGCTGCGTCGCCGCCCCTGCTACTCCGGCGACTACTCCCCACTTAACACCGAAGCCAGAGAGCTTCGAGGAGACCGCATCGACGTTCTCACGGTTCAATTCCTGTACGCTGCCGCGGATACGTTGGATGGCGTTGGTGAACACGCCTGTCTTTGGTGCTTCTATGGTGGCCTGTTTGACATCGGAGACTGCCTTTTTGGCATCCTTGAGGCGACCTTCGGCTGCCGTCAGTGCCTCCGAGGTGGATTGTTCCCTGCGTTTCGC